TTTAGATTGTTTAGATTGTTTAGGTTGTTTAGGTTGAGATTGTTTGGGTTGCTTCGATTTTCCAATTACTTTCTTTGTAGTTTTTTTGATTGATATTTTTTTTGGTTTTGTTTGTGTTTCTTTTATATCTGATTTGCTTAATTGATTTATTGCTTTTCTTTTAATTGGTTTTGGTTTATCATTATCGAATGTAAATGAATTACAATCCCATACTTCTTCATTTTCTATATTTGACATATTAAATTTTAATCTATCTTTTAAAAATCTAAATAATATTATTATTAAAATATTTTTTATTAAAATTGGTTTTTTATTAATATTTTATTTTTAAATATTAAAAAAATATTATATTAAAAATCATTATTTATTATTGTATCTATTTTTCCTTCTAATACTTTTGTTTCTTTCATTATTTCGCCTTCACTTGGTGGAATTAATTTTGTTTCAATTTTATTTGGATTATCAATTATTTGATTTTCTATTGTTGATTTATTTGTAATTATATTTTCTGATATTTCAATATTTAAATCTTTTTTGTTGGCTTTTTCAATAAATATTTTCAATAAATATTCTTGATTTTTCTGTGGTAATCCATTAAAAATACTTATTATTCCTTCATTTATATTATATTCTAAATATTTATCTTCATTAATTTTATCATTTAATATTTGTTCTGGATCTTCTTTTGGAATTATTAATTCCAAAGGAAATTCTTGTGTAATTTTTCTATAAGTACCAAAAGGTGGTAAATGTAAAATTGAATTTTTTCTAATATTTTCACTTTTTATAGATGAATTAGTTTTTCTTGCCATACTTTCCAAAGTATTATAATATGTGAAATTTTTTTCATATATTAATGATGTAATTTCATCTTCTCCAAATACTTTAACTATGTTAAATTTAGTGACTTTTATTCCACTATCTGTTTTTTCTCTATATTCAACTGCTATTTTCTTTTCTTTTTCTAGATAGCTTTTAATCCATATAAATACATCTTCCTTATTAATATAAGTTTGAACAGCTAATACATTATTTTTATCTTCCTTTCCATTTTCCTTTTTATCTTCTTCTTTATCATCTTTTACTTTATCATCTTTTACTTTATCATCTTTTACTTTATCATCTTTTACAATTTTTACTTTTTCAATTATTTCTTGATCTTTTTCGATCTTTTTAACTTTTTCGATCTTTTCTAATGGTTTTTTCATAGAGACATGTTTTTTATCATATGTTTTTTTAGGTTCTTCTATAAATTCTATTTCATCATTTGATTCTGATGATTCATTATTAGATGAAGATTCATCTTTTGATTTCTTTTTTGATTTCTTTTTTTCATATGAATTATCTTTACTTTTTTTATTTTTTTTTTTATCTTCTTTAGGAGATTTATAACTTCGTTTTTTATTCTTGTTATTTTTATCATCCATTTCTGATGATGATTGATCTGATTCAGGATCAGATTCAATTTTTTTTCTAGTTTTCCCCATGTTGATAAGTTGTTGATAATCGTCTAATAAAAATTCTTTATGAAAATTGTTTTTTTATGTTAAATATTGCATTTTTTTCCTAAATTAAATAAATCATTTAAGGATATATATATATTATAAATCATTTATTATTTTATTATTGATATTCGTCACCAAAACCTGTACAATTATTTAAATTTTTTATGAATTCATAATTGTATTTATTACATAAAATTTGAAATGAAAATAGATTTGATGTTTCAATTAAAATTGATAAATCTTTATATCTTATATTATTTTTATTTAATAAATTTATTAAATCATTTTTTCCATTTAAATCATTTTTATTCCATTCAAAACAAAACCAATAAACTTTTAATGAATCGCTTTTTTCAATCTTTTTTATATATGTACAAAATAATTCATTTAATATTTTATTCATCTTAATTTAATTTATAAATTATACTATTTCAATTTATTAATAAAAAAAAAATTATTATTTTTAAATTATTGTATTTTTATTATTTCATTTGAAGATAATTCTTTTTTATTAGTCTTTTTCTTTGCTTTTCTTATTTGAATAAAACCTGAGCCTTTCAATTCTTTTGATTCTTCTTCTCTTATTTTATCAATTTCTACCAATATCTTTTGTAAATTTTCTTCACCAAACATTTCTTGAATTATTCCATATGCATCCATTGCATTAAATTTTACATTTTTTCTTTTTTTATGTTTTATTAATTCAACTTGTTCATATGTAGCACCTTTCCATTCACCATTTCCAGATAATAAATCAACAAATTTTTTCTTTGTTTCATCTAATTGATCATTAAATTTTTTGATTTCATCATCTATTTCCTTTACTTCATCCTTTTTCTTTGCCCAATCAACAATACCTTTTTGAGCTTTTTCTTTTAACATTTCCCTTTGTTTTTTATTAATAATTGTAGGTATTTGTATTGTCGGTTGTATTGTCGGTTGTATTGTCGGTTGAACTATTGGTTGAATTATTTGATTTTGTATAATTGTTTGAATTTGTGGCACTAATTGTTGAGAATTTGTTTGTATATCTTTATTTGATGATGATTCTAGTATTTTTTTCGAATTAGATTCATCATTTTTTCCAGATCTCGATATTTTTATTTTTAATGGAGTTGCTTCCTTTACTTTTTCATTTGTCGATTCTAATGATTTTGTATTGGAATCTTGTATTTTAGACTTTTCAGAAATTGTTTTTTCTATATTTTGTTTTTCTTGTTGTTTCTCTTGATTTTTTTCTGAATTATCTATTTTTGAATCATTTTTATCATTTTTATCATTTTTAGATATTGATTTTGCATCATTTTTTGTTATTTCTTTTTCAGAATTTGTTTTATTGTCCATATTAATTGATCTAAAAGGTTTCTTTGTTTGTAAATCATTAATAGTAATTTCTTCTTTTCTTTTCAAAGTTTTATCAAACGCTTTCTTTGCAGAAGAATCAAAAGGATCCATTTTATTTATTTAAAATTTTCCTATTTTTCTCACTCCCTATTTCCATTATTTTCTAAAAATTAAATTTAATTTTTTTTACATTCTTGTCATTTTAGTCATTTTTATTCTATTATCAATTAAAATTACTCTCTTTGAGAGCTGTTGCAGTGCAACTACTTGTCATATTTTTGTCATATTAAATATTTTTTAAAATCTAAAAATAAACTTTCCAAAAACTTTTCAACAATATAATTTTAATATTTTTAAACAATTATGGGTTTATAATTCATACTAAATATTATTAATAATTTTGACTTGAAAAATATTTCATTTTGTTATAAATATTACATATAATCAAAATAGCTGCATTTATTCCAAGATTTTGTTTATAATCATATTTTAGGAATTTTGAACAATTTGCATAACTTTTTGAAGCTGTATTTATTCCGTAATTTAAGTTATAATCAAATTTTAAACAATTTTAAACAATTTGAATAACTTTATTGAAGCAATAATTTTTTATAAAAGTTGGCAATAATAAAAAAAGTAAAAATATTTTTTCAAAATGAATTTTATTTTTTATCTTTTGAAAATAAAAATATTAAATCAAATTTATAAATTGATAAATGAAAATTTATTTTCGATCGATTTGAAAATTATTAACAAAAAACAATCAAAGATTAATTTCTAGGGAAAAATGCCCAAATTGTATTTTCAGAAGGAAATATATTAAAATCAAATTTATTTTTAAGGAAAAATAAAAAATATATAATTAAAACTATTTTCTAAAATTTATTTAAAATATTAAATGAAAAATATTTATAAATCATTTATTATTTTATAAATCATTTAAATTAAATAAAGTTAATAATTCTTACAATAAATTCAAAATCAATTGTTTTAATTTTTTTAATAAATATTTATTAAATATTTATTAATATTTTTAATAAATCATTTAAATAATATAAATCATTTAAATAACATAAATCATTTAAAAAATATAATATTATTGGGTATTTTTTTAAATTTCTAATTGAAATTTATTTCTAATTTTCATGAAAACATTTACTTCTTTCAGAAGCTATTATTAAGTAATTATTTCTGAAAGAAGCCATTACTAGGTAATTACTTCTGAAAGAAGCTATTATTACGTAATTATAAATTATTTATTAATCCAAATTATTGATAAAATAAATCATTTTGATTTATATTTAATCCATTTAAAACAATCTCTAAATATCATTAGTTAATAATAAAAACTTAAAATAATTCTATATTTGCTAGCTTTTTGTAAAAAAAAATGGAAATTTTAGATTTTGGTGAAATTATTTTTAATTCCGCTACAAAAAGAAAAGTAAATATCGAAGATGAATTATTGAATACAAGTAAATTTAATGAAAATAAAGATAAAGATATAAAAAATGGAAAACAAGAAAAAGAAGATGAAAATGATGAAGAAGTAGTAATTCAATTGAATTAATTTTGTTTTGTAGGAAGATGAAATTTATAATATTGTTTTAGATGTTGAAATTTCACCAACAAATCAATTGGAATCAAATAAAAAGAGATCAAAAAATCAATTAATGAATTATAGAGAATTAGAATCCAATTCTAATATCTCCAATAGAAATCCAATGAATCTTACAGGAATATATTCTCATTTTACAATGGATCAATATGAAATATTAGAAAAAATAGTAGATCAACAAGAAAAATTTGTTTTAACTCCAGAAAATATTGATTTAATTGAAGAGAAACCTTGGAGAGAACCTGGAGTTGATATTACAGATTATTTTAATTATGGATTTAATGAAAATACATGGAAACAACAAAAATAATTTTCTTCATTTATGGTTAAATATAATAATCTATTTGAAAAATATATCAAAGATAATACTATCATTTTAAAAGAAGCTAATATTATTATAAATAATTTGTAAGTAAATAAAATATTTTATAAATAAAACATTTTATAAATAAAACAATAAATCAATTCGATTTAAATTATTGAAATATATTTTTTAATTTTATAAATCATTTATTTAAATATTAAATCATTTATTGATATTCATTTAGAATAATAGCAAAATGATCAATTTTATTCAATGTAATTAAATTAATATTTTTATTTATAATAATAAATCATTTATAAACAATTTGTAAATAAATTAATATTATTAAATGATTTATAATTTAATAAATCATTTAATTAAAAAAATTATTTAATTAAAATAGTTTTGAAATCGAAATTTTCGAATTTATAATATTTATTGAAAACTTAGTTTCTTTAATCATTTAAAATGTTTAAAT